CTGACTCCTCTTAGACTTCTGCTCAGTTATCCAAGTTGAATAAATCAGATAGTATTCATAGACTGGCCTTTCGACCAGGAATTTAATTCTTTGAGCATCTCCAGCTGCGATTCTAAAGACTTCACTAAATCTTTGTCTGTGCTGTCTGATGATTGAAGTAAAATAATATGTTTCAGGAGGTTTAGGCTTTGTATTGTTTCGCCCTGCAAATAGGTCTGGAAATTCATGCTGAATTCTGTCGAAGAGGGCAGAAAGGCATACTCCGGCAGATTCAAAAAAAAACCATCCACATCATTGGACTTCATCCAATGCTCAAGCTTCTGCTTGTTGTATGGATACTGGTAGTCAAGTGGGTTTTCATGCTCGTCAAAGTAGACAACGGTTGCAAGCTTTAACTGCCTGAGCATGCTAACAGACATCTCCATCTGCTCCTTAAGCCTTGATGCCATGATGCCTACCTCATAAAGCTTCTTCTCATCCTTCTTCTTCTTGTCCATCAATAGGTTGATTAGCCCATTGTTCCAGCCTCTTAGATAGTCAGGATTGATTTGCCAAAGTTCTTCTGTAAATATATCTCTCGCAGCAACTGCTCTTTGAAATGGCACATTGACCTCAGATACGAATTTAAAGTATTTGACACCTCCTGAAGTAAAGGCATACTCAATTTGATCCCATCTGTCCTTCGGGGCTACTCCTTGATACCTTGGTTTTTGCGGATTATTGACAACATCCGTTTCTGCATCAGGGATAGGAGGAGGAGGAATAGATGGTTTGCTCCTAAAAAAATTGAACATAAGTAAAATGGTTGGTTAAAGATTAGACAAGAGATAATCAGGAACTGCCAAGCTCCTGAGCAATAAGGACATTCACCCAGTGGCTTGGCCCACAAAGTCGGCAACTTCTGAATTTGGAACAGATACCACTGCCCAATCGGATGATCGTCCAGCAGATAGTCCAAGAACAAGGAAAAAGCTGCACTGATCAGAGCAATCAGAGTCAATGTCAGCAGGCTTAGAATCATGTGGAAGCTCAATAATGCAGCAGCCTCTTCGCTTGCCACCACAACTTGCAGTAAGTTCATCATACATAGTAAGGGTCAGGAATTAGATCGTTGAATATATTTAAAATTACCTCATTGATGCCCTCATCACTCCGATAGGTTGGTGAGAAACTGAAGCAGATGCTTGAGTAGGTTAAGCCATCAACAGCAGTGAACTCATAGACCTTCTGATTGGTGGGATTTACAAACATTAACTCATATTGTCCGCCATAAGGATTAAAAAATCCATCAGGACAGGCTGCTAAATCAATCTCAATGTAACCGAGGTAATCAATGTCAAGTTGCTGGCTTATGCGAGCATTCACCCCAGGCTTATTGATGTTGATAATGATTGAAGCATCCGGATAGCTTGGTGGTACAAGAATCAATAAAGCATCAGGGCAACTGTTGAGAGGCTCACAGGCTTTGAAACAATTACTGCAACATTGTGCCATACTTTTCGAGATTGAAGTTGGAAGTTATCTCTGCAAAATTAGAGAAAATAAAATAACGAAAGGCATCTAATGCGTGAGACTTATCCGGGTTCTTGTTCTTCCATGGGTCAAGGCTTCCCTGCCTGCTAACCTTGGCCTCCTTTAGGTCAATTACTAACTCATCACACCTTTTGCCACTTATCTGCACCTTGGCCTTCTGAAGTGTTAGGATGGTGACCAGCCTGCTGGCTATGTGGCTTGGGTTCGACCTTGGGACTTGGATTTGCATATCACCTATGCCGAGGTAGTTCTTGATGAGAGCATAGGCTGAGATGTTGTCCTGAGTGAATGCGTTTCTGCTTGCTCCTGATGCATCACCGTTTATGATGTAAGTCATATCGGGAAACTCTTGCTTAATTGTTTGGCAAAGAGCTGCAAGATCACCAACCCTATAGACCTTAATCACATTGATTGTTGCATAAAACAAGCCCTCTGATGAGTTCTTTATGTATTGGCAGACACAACATGTGTTAGTTACATTGAAGTCAAAGGCTAAGTAAAGATTGTGAACTGGAGATGCTTTGATATATCCCTGGTAGACATGCTTGCTAAAGTCAAAGCTTGTGGCAAAAAGGCTCTCTCTATCCCAAATGCCCCATTGCCCCAAGGCATAAACCTCATAGTAAGTCTGAGATACTTCCTTAAGTGCCTCCATCCTAATTGGGTATTGGTCATCAAGAAAATCTAAGGCATCAAGATAAGTGCCATGAAGCCTAAGCACTTCATTGGCCTCCTTTGCTGGTACATCATCAAAGAACCTTTTTTTAATCCAGTGACTATCTGACACAGGATTGAAGGTCAAGAAGAATCTCTTGGGATGCTCTGACTTGCCTCTAAGTCTTAAGGTTATCTGAGTGAAGTCCTCAAGTGTAAGCTCGGTGGCCTCTTCAATCCAAATGTATTTGGCTTGGCTTAATGACTTTAACTTTTCGGGATCATCACATCCAAGAAATATAATCTTGTTGCCACCGGATTGAATCTCTAAGTAACCAGTCTTAACTCTGCACAGCTTATTCAAGCCCCACTGAGTTATCTTGTTTTGGAAGTCAGCAAAGACTGAGTTCCTCAGAGTGCTGGCTACCTTACGAATAACAAAGTAAGTCTGAAACTCATTTGTCCTATGGTCGCAAATCTCAGCCAGCAGCATCTGAATCATTGTCTGACTCTTGCCACTTCCTGCTCCTCCCCAAAGGATATTATAAGTCTTTGGGTCTGTTACTGCATCAAGGTACTTAGGCTGCCAAAGGTCAGGACTTGACAAGTCAATCTTTGCCAAGTTACTCTCTTACTTTAGCCTCCTTAGGACTTGTAGGTCTAATTACCTCTGTCATCTGCATGGTGATCTGCTCTTGGTTCATGAGGCCCAAATCCCTTGCTATGATATTGTGATTGAAGAGGCCACTTGCAGCCCCCTCCAGCTTGCTTGTGTAGATGGCTTGCTCTATGCGTGTAAAGACACTACCGAAATCTTTTGATTTGGTCTTGTACTCTGATAGCTTAGTCCAGCATGAGAACCCACATGCAAGGGCAAAACCATCTTTTGTAAGCAATCTTTTTTTGGGCAATCTAACCTCAGTTGCATCCTTGCCTCTAAAATCCACCTCAATGAGAGGAGTTTCTTCTGCCCATTGGACATACTGTTCAAAGTTCTCAAGGATTTCCTCAGGAGTTTTAAATTTCCCATCAAGGCCATGCTTTAGCCTTAACATCCAACATTGATTTCCTTTTGGTGCTGCCATAATTTGTACCGGGCAATTGCCCATTATTTTGTGGTTGATTATTTTTTCTTTTTAGATGCTTTCTTGGCCTTCTTAGCAACAGACAGAGCAATTGCAACAGCCTGCTTCTGAGGCTTGCCTGCTTTCATCTCTGTCTTGATGTTATTGCTAACTGTCTTGGCTGAATATCCCTTTTTCAATGGCATAGCTTTATTGATTTATTGCAAAGGTAAGTGTTTTAGAATTGACTCATACAGGTCAAGTTGATTCTGCCATCTTGATTGGTAACCAGTAGTAAGGTTGTTTTCAAGTTTAGCTCTAAGTGCCTTACACTTGCGATTGAGAAAAAATCTGATGTCTTGGACTGTCATAAATTTTGGCTCATCATAATAAAATAATTGATTCTCATAGGTTGCAGAGCCTTCCCACATGGATGGCACTTGGCTGATGCTGATGTTATTCATAGTTTCTGAGTCGCATTAAAGGGCCATCGAATTTCAAAGGTATCACTCCTGTTGAACCTGACCGCATTTTGACTTGATCAATTAAGCAAAGGTCATAGTTTGAGAGTTCAAGATTGCCAACTTTGGTGGTGGCAGTTGGGTCAAAGTAAAATGCTGGCCTCATCATCATCCAAATAACATCAGCATCCTGCTCAACTGAACCGGACTCTCTAAGGTCGGACATCAAAGGCATTTTATCGGGCCTTTCATCAACTCTCCTGGATAGCTGGCTTAAGGCAACAACCGGAAGCTGCAACTCTTTTGCAAGAAGCTTCAGACCTCTTGATATTTCGCCAACAATATTCACTCTGTTTGTCTCTTTAGGATTGACAGATTCAATGAGGCCAATGTAATCCACAAATATGACCTTGATGTCATACTTGTTTTTCCACATGGTGGCCTTAGTCCTGATTTTCCTCATGTTCATGTACCCTTCATCGCAGATCTTGATATTCCAGTCTTTCATGCCGTTTACAGCACTTTTTAGTGCATTAATGTCAAGTTCATTCATGTTTCCCTGCTTTATTTTGAAAGCATAAACCTGAGATTCTTGGCTGGCAAGCCTTTGGGCTAATTCGTGTTTGTTCATTTCGAGGCTAAACATGCCACAGCCTATGCCTTGCTTAACCAAGTTTCTGATTAGGCTTACCACAAGAGCAGTTTTACCTTGCCCGGGTCTTGCACCTACAACAGTAAGCTCGGAGTTTGTCAAGCCTCCACAAAGCTTATCAAGTGAAGAGATGCCTGTTGGGTAGCCTGCAATAGTTCCAGCGGCTTTATTGAACCACATCTCTGCTGAAATATCCAGCTGAGTCTGAAAGTTATCATCTGACTTATTTACTGTTGAAGTCAGCAGGCCATCTGTCTTGCCCTGCATTTCAGTGATTAGTTCAAATATATCACCTGAGTCAGAGTTGGCCTTAGTTAGCATCTCGGTGGCAATGTATAGAAACTTTGACCTCATAAACTGCTCAACTAACATCCGGCAATGAATTTCAGTATGCCCAGGATTCTTTAGGCTTGTAAAAACCGAAGTTATAAATGAAATGCCTCCGGCTTCATTAAGCAATCCGGATTTTCTCAAGGTTAAGACAACAGTCTCAAGGTTTACAGGCTCACCAGCATCTTGCTGCGCTTGGATGGCTTTGGCAATAGTCTTGTGCTTTTCATCCTGAAACACCTCTACACTTGGAATGATTGAGAAGGCAGTAAGCCTTTCCTCGTCATAAATCATCATAGCAGAAAGGACTTGCCTCTCTAATTCTTCATTTGTAAAATTCATTGGTTTGTTTGGTAAGATTCGTGAACTCTCATCGGCCTACTTTCGGGCGGAATAAATGTGGTTGCCTCTTTTTTGTTTTGTAGGGTAAAAATACCTTTCCACTCAGAAGCTATTGATTGCTCAATTATTGAATCAGCAATTAAGATATTATTACCTGAAAGATCCTTTAGCCTTTTGAAAAAACTATTAAGGCTCTGCTGTGACTTATAACTTTGTTTAATAGACTTTTTATAATCAAGCCATTTTTTAACTAAAGGCTCTAATTCACCATAGCCTGAAAAATCAAAATCTCCCTTCTTAGGTTCTTTAATTTCTTTATTCTTTAGTTTATCTATTGGGTCAAGTGGTTGATCAGTTGCTTGCTCAGTTGGTGTGTCAAGTGGTGTGTCAGGTGCTTGCTCAAATTTTGACAAGGCAATTATGGATGAATGATGGTATTGATTACAGGATTCACGAATTAATTTGATAAATCCATGTTCAATCAAGTCACCAAAAAGTTTCTTGTAAGTATTTCTACTACCAATTGAAAGCACCTCCATAGTGTGCAATCTTGGTAGACCAAACTCAGCCTTTTGACCAAAATAATTCCACCGATCAACTATGTAAAAATAAAGTTCTGCATGTCCAGCAGAAAGCTTGCCTGGATTATTAAATCTCCATTCAAACCATTGCCTGGTTAGTTGATACCCATTCATGGCTTCATCTGACTTTCTCTTAAAATTTCTTTAATAGAAGGTACTTCTGAAATACTATTATAAATGCCTTCTGCAATTAAGGTGTCATCAAACCACACCATAACTAAAACATTATCAAACTCTAATCTGTAAGTAATGTCAATTTTTAGTTCTGAAAAAACTTTATTCATAAAACAAAAAATCCTTTGTTCGCCTTTCGGGGTAGCAGACCCTACTAAGCGGACAAAGGAGATTAAGAATTTTTTACAATCACTGCTGCTACCCAGTGGTCTTTCGACATGCAAATCTAAAAAAGTTTTTACTTCTATTTCATATCTTTTAAGACATTATCAATATTTTTAATTGATTGATCAAGGTAGCCTTGTGCCTCAATTAAGATTTCTTTATAATCTTCTCTCTCCTCCAAAAGAATCCGAGCAAGTTCATTGATTATCTCTGATAGGTCGCTAACATAGTCAAAGGGAACAAGATCACCACACTGGATATATTCCTCAAGTACAGTATCAGATTCATTGCCTCTAATCAAATCACGCAAAGTTTCCCTTACCATAGAGTTGTATATATCACTGCCTTGAGGTATTACTAAATTACCATTAGCAAGTTCTTTTAAATATTTTGTTGTGTATTTCATGTTTTTAAATTTCTTTTTTCAAATAATCATCAAAATTATTGATGTACTCAATAAACCTATTAACCTCATCCTTTTCCATGTCAAATATCTGCCAAACAAGGCCAATGATTGAGCTATTGATTGTATCTTCTGCCTCTGCCATGTCTTGGCCTAATTGCTGGTGCAGGAATTTCTCAAACTCAACAGAGTGATGAAGTAGCCTATTGAAGTGCAATTTTACATCATGCCTAAGAGCCTTATCAGAATGCTTGATGACAATGCCTGTCTCTATAATGCCCCTAACGAAGCATGTAAACTTGCTAAAATCGTTTTTCATTTTCTGAGGCAATGAAAGAATAGAACAGTCATGGCTAAGGCAAAAATGGTGATGGCAAAGGTTACTGATCTCCAGTAGTAATACTCCTTCTGAAGCTTTAGGTAATCCTGGTTCGCATTGTTCAACTTAAGCAGATTGTCCTCGTTCAATTGCTTGACCTTGGCATTCTGCTCCTTGTGATAGTCTCTTGCTCTCCGGTGATTGTCAGAGATGCGCCTGCACTCTGATAGCTTGTCGAATAGTTCTTGGCTCATTGGTTAGATATTTTTTTGCAAATAAAAAACCAATTAAGCGAACAATCAAAATAAATTATCTAAAAACCATAATGGTATTTTTAAACCACCACAGGCTTGATGAATTGCGGAGTGCTTTGGTTGCTACCTTATCAAGTGTGTAGGCTCTCAGATGCATCTGATCAATGATGTATTCATTGGTTTGGCAATTGACATGCCCATCACCATCCTGACCAGGAACTGCCCAAGACAGGATAATTAAACCATTGGCATGCTTGGCAATATTGTCAAGATAGATGCTTTCATATTCTGCTGGAATATGCTCTCCAACCTCAAGAGATAGGACACAATCAAACTTCTCCTGAAGGTCAAAGTCCACCGATAGATCCTGCGTTCTGCCTGTGCCTAATGTGAGGGCATAGGTGTTAGGATTGCCATCATAAGCTTGGCAATAGATTCCAGCAAGCCTGAACTGCTCAGGATAGTAGCCCATACCACAGCCAAAGTCTACAAGAGACTTTAACTCTTCTTTTTTAAGCATTGCAGCAATTGCTAAGGCAAGCCTGCGATCATGTGCATGACCTTCTGATGTCTTATTCTCCCAAAATCCTTTCTGATTTATTTTCATTTTTAGAGATGTTAAAATACCAATCTAATACAGTGATAACCTCATCAAGTGACCAGCTAACAAGCACAAGCCAATTCTGAGCTACTAATTTATCAAGAAAAGCCAATTGCTGCTCTGATGGCTTATTGTAGCCTACCTTAAGTTCAATGGCTAAACCGGAGAAGCCTTTAAGCTGGTCAAGGATCAAGCAGTCAGGCACTCCTGGTTTAGTTCCCATTGCTTTGAGCTTAGTTGCCTCTATGGCATTCCTGCTTCCTCCATTCGGGCAATGAAACCAAGTGGCCTGTAGATTGTCCAAATATTTAGCAACAGACTTTTGAAACTCATCCTCTTTGCCTACATATTTCTTAAATCCACCGGATAGGTCAATCACTGGCTTATTGTGTAAAAATTCAAAATAGAACCCTGCCATAAATTTCTTGCAATTACATTTGCAAACCTAAGCCAATTAGAATTAAAAAATGATTTCTTTAAAAATGAGTGACTTCTGCCGGAAGTTCAACATCCCTCAACATAGATTTAGTCGCTATAAGTCAGCCTTTGCAATGATAGAGATGAATGGCTTTCAGAAGCCTTGGGTCTTGGTCAATGAATACAACAAGGCAATGGTCAAGGAGATTCTATCTATCAAAGGCACAAGGCCCAAGAAGGATAGGCTGACCTATGATGCTTATAAAGAGAAGTATGGCATTACAGTAGATCACTTTCAAAAGGTATGGCACAGGCTTCACCTTGAAGACCAGGATGGTAAGATGATGATTGTTGATAGCAAGCAGAATTATGCCCTTCTGAAGTATGGGAGGGTGTACAGAAAAAAAACTTAGATTATTTTAAATAAATATTTGCAGATAAAAAAACAAGTGTTACATTTGTCTCACTGCAACGGAGCAGCACAAGTTCAAACTTTACCAAACAAAAATGTTTCTTTTAAAATTTTTCAACACAGAATTGCAGGAATATGTAATTGTACGCAATTTCCCAACAAGGCAGGCAGCTTACAACTATGTAAGTAAACAACCACATGATTTTTATCAAATTATAGAACAAATTTAAAATGACAACATCAGAATTATCCCAGCGCATTATCGCAGACAGAACTTCCTCTTATGGACACTATAAAGTGACCATTCAATACAGGGGAAAGCAGTATAGCTGCATCAGTACTAATTCAATGGCATACGATCGTTATAATGATGATGATTCTCAAACAGGAGTTCAGAGAGATGCTCTTAAGTCTTTATGGAATGAATGTAAGCGCAAAAACAATCTTTACTAATCAATATGCAACTTCCTGAAACACCTTTTAAAGAGAATCTTTACCACCTCTTAAGATTCTTCGCCTTTTTAATTGGCGCAATGGCACTCACATCCTTTTAAATTAATCTATAACCAAACATGGCAATTATCGCAAAAAGTTCAGGCGAATCATCTCAGAGAGAATTGATCGCAGCAGGCACTTACTTAGCAAGGTGCTATTCAATGGTTCACCTTGGCACTGTAAAGCAGTCCTACCTCGGTGAAGAGAAGTGGACTAACTTAGTCCGCATAACTTGGGAACTCCCAACAGAACTCCGTTGCTTCAATGCAGACAAAGGCGAGCAGCCTTGTGTCATTAGCAAGGAGGTAACACTAAGCATGAATGAGAAATCAACTCTCAGAGCATTACTCACAGGCTGGAGAGGCAAGGCATTCACAGATGATGAGGCAAAGGAATTTGATGTCACCAAGCTTCTTGGTAAGGCTTGCATGATCAGCATCTTCCATCAGGCTTCTAAGTCTAACCCCGAAAAAAGTTACGAAAGGATTGCCAGCATCAGTCCGGTGATGAAAGGCATGCAATGCCCACCACAAGTGAACCCATCCTTTGAGTTCTCGGTTGGTGAGTACAATCAGGATAAGTTTGACACCATGCCGGAGTTTCTTAAGGAGATGGTCAGAGGCTCTAAGGAGTTTCAGCAACTTCTTCAGCCTAAGCCTGTGGCACAAGTGACACAAGTGGCACAACCAGTGAGCATTCAAGATTCATTTGACGAATTACCTTTTTAAGTTATGGCATCACTTTGGCAATTAACCCAAGAAGAACTCTCCTTCATCAGCTTGATGGAGGAGAATGGTGGAGAAGTCTCAGATGAGCTTCTCGAAGAGTTAGCAATTAGGAGAGACAATTTCCAGCACAAGGCTGAGGCCTATGCTAAATTCATTTTAAAGCTTGAATCAGAGTCTGAGCAAGCTGCTGATGAGATTAAGAGGATTCAGGCTATTAAGAAGGCAAAGGACAAGACAGTTGATAGGCTTAAGGAGACATTGCTTGCTGCGCTTATGCTATTTGGTCAGGAGGACTCTAAAGGAGTCAGAAGATATGAAACCCCACTTGCTAAGTTATCAACTCGCAAAAGCGTTTCTGTTGAGATCCTTGAGGAAGGAAATCTACCTCCAGCCTTTTGGCTGATCAAGAGAGAACCTTGGAAGAGTGAGATTAGCAAAGCCATCAAGGATGGTGAGTATGTACCAGGCGCACAACTCAAGGAGAACTTAAGCCTTAGCATTAGATAGTTTAGTTTTGGTTATTTTGAACAGTTTTTCAATAAAAAAAGGGAGGCTTTTGGCCTCCCTCTTTCTTTAAGAGACTATGATTAAAATAAGTGTAGGCAAATCATTTGCCATTATTGATGAGGAAGATTTTGAATTAGTTTCCTCAATTAAATGGTATGAGTCAAAGTCTATTATAAAAGGTAAATATTATAACAGCTATGCATTAGGAAAGCTTGGTACTGATAAGAATAGAAAGACAGTTTCAATGCATAGATTGATTATGGGAAACCCCGAAGGATTAGTTATAGATCATATAAATCACAATGGACTTGATAATCAAAAATCAAATTTAAGAGCAGTTACTTTTTCAGAAAATCAAAAGAACTTAAGAGCTGATTCTATCCCAAGGCAACAAAATCTTTGGGAGTATGTAAATAACAACAGAAAAATACCTTTAAGTGAATATGAATTTATAAAGACTAATATTCATCTATCGGCAAAACAGTTGGCTAAAAAGTATAATGTCACTGATTCATTAATCTACTTTATAAGGAATCATAAATAAAAAAGGGAGGCTTTTGGCCTCCCTCTTTCTTTTCCTAAAAATTAGGATTAAGCAGCAGTTTTAGGATTAAGCAGCAGTTGTGAACTGAGCAGTAAAGATACCATTCACTCCTTCATTGCTATCTCCAGCAGGGAATAGAGTAGTTGGTGCAGCAAATACATCGAAGTAGCATTCCATCCAAACGGCATAGGTCTCATTACACTCATCAGGGAGGATACGAACATCACACTTAACCTGAGGCAATCCTGGGATTGGCATAGTAAAGCGATTCATCACACCGATCTGACCATAAGAACCTACATACTGAAGGTATGGGGTGTAAACCAATGAACCCGGAGCAAAGACTACAGCAGAATCTTCATCAGTTAGCGCAGCAGCTGCATTTGTGTCAAAGTAGAACTCAGCAAGTCCAGTGTTGTCACGAACAGTTGAGAAGTTGATACCATTAGCTCCTTGACCGAAGTAACGGCTGTCATTCATCCATACCCTCTGCAATGCACCAGCACCACCAACAATGATTGGAGAACCATTGAAACCAGTGTTCATATAGTTCTGCTTCATGCCGAATAGACCAGCAGCATAGATTGAACCATCTGTACCTTCTACTACATAAGTAGGGTTGGATGCACCACCATACCAGTTACCAACTGAACCGGAGATTGAAGCAAGAAGGTCGGCATTCATAGCCTGAACAAGAGCATTTGCAGACAATTGGAAGTCTATGAACATCTCACGAACAACAGACAAAGCACCACCAGCAGCACCGATAGCATTTGCACGAGTTACAATCTGATTAGGATCAGTTGAACCAGTCAAAGTAACAAGCTCAGAGTAAGCAGCGCAATAAGTGCGAAGTTGAGCTTCAGACAAAGTGAAAGAAACACCTCTGTAGTTATTAACTTGGAAGGTGCTTTCGATGTAGTTCATCTGCTCACCAGGTGTGCAGTTCTTAGTGTCTACTGCATCAGATGCAATTTGACGCTGTTTAAAAGTTACACGAACCTCACGGCTTGTTCCAGTTCCATTGTCGTTTGCTTGGCGAATGATTTGACCACTTCTAAGATTAGATGGGTCATTCAAAGCTGCAAGAGTTCCACCATGGATGGCAACATTAGCCGGGTTGTTTATTAGGTTATCTGAAAGCGATGTTAGAATCGCTGGACAGATGTTAGCTGTAGATAATGACATATTATTTAACGCATTTGTGCAGCCACATTAGATATGTCTGCGAGTGCGCCTCTAATAGAGGCAGGGATTGGTGTGCCTTGACTTTGCCCTTGAGCATAAGCCGGAATTGTGGGTGTGCCTGCTGGTATTTGAGAAGGAGTAGTGCCACCTTGTCCTTGCTCTTTTAACAGCTTATTCTCCTGCAAAACTAATGCAGAAAGGTCAGAATAACTAAACTCTCTTCCATTATGCACAAGAGGAAGTGATGGGTCTTTGGCATTCACCAACTTAGCAGCATTTCTTTCAGCATCATAAATGATTTGACCATCTAATTGATGAAGCTTCTTTTCCAGTACTGCCTGGTAAGCAGGAATTCTGGCAGCATCGGGTATTTGATCATTCCACTGGATGCCATTAAGCTGAGTCTGTTCCCAAAGTTGCTTCATTTTAGAAACATATCTCTGCTCAATTAGTGACTTATCTGCCTCTGCCTTACTTACAAGGTCATCATACTTAGCCTGAGCTTCAGCCATCTTTTTTAAGAACTCCTCAGATTGGTTAGAATTGACAGAGTTCTTAGCCTTCTCTTCCAATTCCTTCATCTTTTTAAGAGCAAGTTTAATCTTGTCTCCTGAATTTTTAGTGACCTTCAACTCTTCCACAGCATTTCCGTCAAGACCATACTCTTTAGCCATTCTGACAATCTCCTCATCATAGCCCATCATGTAATTGCTGATGAAATGCTTTTTCAGGTCAAGGCTGGTCTTAGCAAGTTCAAAGTCATAAAGATTGGTATTGAACTTATTGCTTACTGCCTCAGGCACTTGAATGTCATTTAAGACAGATGCTGAAATCATCAAGTTAAATTCGGGGTCATCTGATACTCCAGCCCTCTTGGCTTGAGAAATCAAAAACTCTTTAATGTTCATGCTCATAATTGTGGATTAGAAAATGATTCAAATAATTCTGAAGTGTCAAGTGTAGGCTCATCACTTACTTCTTCAACTGCTTTCTTTTTTCTCTTTGGCTTCTCCTCAGATTCAGCAGCCAATTCAGCCTCAAGTTCTGCTCTAACTTGTGCCTTAAGTTCCTCTTTCAGTTTAGTGAGCAATTCAGGATTGCTGAGGGAATTTTGATCACCTAATTTGGCTGCTCTGCCGATGTAAACATCACCAGTAGGTCTAATCCTTGCCCAGCTGAATGATCGCTTATTAACTGGCTTAGATAACTCTCTGAGAGCAATCGCAGCATTAACATTCACATTGAATGGCATGTCTTGTGCACCTGTTACCGGGTTAATCTCCCATCTTACAACTGTTACTTGTGTCCGGTTGCCTTTATCTCTGATGGCATCTCGGATGTACTGTAAATTATCCATTTTATAATTGTTTAAATGATTACCCTGTGTGATGAATTGTAGATCTTATTTTTCCTGTGACTGTTTCTTGACTTGCTATTCCTGGCTTAAATCCATATGCAAGCATATCTGATTGAATAACAGAGGTCATGCCATCAAGACCATTATTCTGAACTCTTGTTCTTTCCTCATAAATTTTAGCACCTTGCAGGCTCACGATGTAGGCATGAGTAAGCCACATACCATCACCCTTCCAAAGGTTAGGCAGACCTTCAATTTCTAATCTTTCAATTGTCTGCTCCTTGTAGCCTGCATAATATTGCCAGCCTAAATGCAATAATTCAAACTCAGGCAACTGTCTCCAGTTTGTCGATAGTTGATTAAGTTTATTAACATCAAAGCGAGCATCATCCTCTAAAACTAAAACATATTCAAGCCCATGGTCAATTTGCTTCTGCCAAACTTCACGATGAGAAGCACAACATCCAATTTCTGACAAACTCATCTTGGCTCTCTTATGCTTAATCTTAAGGCTATTGTCAATCCTATGATTCACAAAATTACCATCATTGGCAACATGACACTGAGGCTTATTACCATGCTTATCAAGCAAGCCAATAGCATCAAGATGCTCAATCATCTTGACCTTTCTGATAGGTGTTTTTTTTAGGCTTATGTAAAAGATTGCATCAACAGGTAACTTCACAACTGATCCTCTCGTTAATTGAGAGGTTGATGCTGAAGAATGCTGTCTCAAAATTCCTTTCTTCGAGGCCGAAGAATTGCCTGGCGATTGCCTTTGAATCATAGTCTGTGGATTCGTAAGTTATTCCCTTTGTTCGGTTGATAATTGATGTGATGGCAAACTCAGCACTCTCTAAAGTGGTATTCGACACAAGCTTAATTGTAACTGTCCTTAGCAGGCTGTTGGCTCTGCCTCCGGCTGGCTGTTGCTGAACCGAGGCTGACTCCCTAACGAGAAACATTACTAACTTGTAGCCATCATTGACAGCGCAATAAGTTGTTCCATCCTTAGTCACATAATTGCCAGCCTGATTTTCAATTATGCTCTCAACTGCTTCGCCATAGTTCAGCATCTGATTGCCCGGGTAAGTTGCAGCCAAGTTATGGCATAAGTCTGCAATTGCGCTCTCTACTGTTACCTTGGTTAATGTCATCGGCTTAGGTATTGAATGGCTAATCTATTAATGGTTTGCAGGCTCTGCTCCAACTCTTTGGCTGAAAGTTCAAAGGTAACACCAAATCTGCTTTCAAGACTATTCGCAATATTCAATTGTTCAGCAGAGACAAATGTAACACCATAGGCAGTGTCAGAGATTGGGACAGGCCTCCAAGACTTCCACATATCACCTGAGAATGTAAAGTCAATATAAGCAGTCTGCAATCCTAACTTCTGCCTAAGTTGTTTATAACTATCTGTACTTACAAGAGTCTTAAGTCGCTTTTTATTGCCAAAGGATTGAGCCTTCCCAAATGCTGATGGAATAACTTTTTTTCCGTACTGACCTATCTGCCCACCATCAGACTTCTGACCGCCCTGTTGCACTCTGCCCTGAACTGCCGGAGCAGCATAGACAGCAGCAGCTCGCAAAACTTTGGCAGCCTGTGAGGCCTCCTTAAAGTTCTTTAGTTGTTGTCTTAGGAATGCAGATGTACTATCATAGACTGGCATAATTCATTAAAATAAATTTGCAGATAAAAAACCAATAGTTTACTATTGCATTCAAATCTAACCAAAAAAAACATGGATACAAAAAAAGCAAAAGTAATGGATGTCATGGATGGAATATTCATTGACCTATTCTCAGACGATTTAAAGGACATCCAAGAGGCTGTTTACCGCTATGGTGGTAATATTGTAGTCTATGAGATTATTGATGCATTTAGAATCTCTTATACCCTCAATTCAGGCCCATTCTCAATGATGATCTACGGCATTCATATTAACCAGGAGCAATATGATTGGCAAATCAAGGCCTTTGAAGGTCAGGTAAAACAATTTGAAAAAGGCACTAAATTGGTCCTTATTGATAACCTTTATTTTGTTGAGTCATGAATCGGGAAATTAAAGAAGTTCTTAAGCGGGCTTTAGTCATAGGGCTTACCTATTCAGTTTACCTAATCTTAGCATCATTGCTAATCATTAAATTTGTCGCTTATGTCTTTAAGTAATGTCACCATCTGCTTGACCTCATACAAGAGGTTTGATTTACTTGAGAGGACAGTCACAAGCCTTGTGCAGTTTTGGGATGACATCCCACCTTATGAGTTTATAATACATGAGGACTCAGGCTCTGTGCCTTTTGAGTTTAGAAGGCTATTAGATCAGATGATTTTTGAAGAATGGAAGATTAAGCCTATTTGGATTTTCTCGGATAATGTTGGTCAGGTAGTAGCCATTGATAAGATGTATACACTTGTTGAGACTAAATACATATTTCACTGCGAGGATGATTGGGAGTTTGATTGTTATGGTTTTATTCAGGCTTCTAAAGATGTTTTAAGTACTAATTCATCTGTAGCATGTGTTTGGCTTAGGTATCCTGCTGGTCGCAATGGTCATCCAGTAATTGGGCATCCATTGCACTCAAAAAATGGCACTAAATATAATATGCTTAAGCTTAATCATCGGTCTACTTGGCATGGATTCACTTGGAATCCCGGTCTTCGCAGGCTTAAGGATTACAAGGAGGTTGGTAAGTTTAGCAATTTCACATACTTCCAACCACATAACCCTATTAAGTCCGAAATGGATGCAAATGCTAAATACTTAGAGCATGGCTTCAGAGCAGCTTCATTGATTAGAGGCTTTGTAAAGCACATCGGATGCAATAATTCAACATCTAAATTCAAATAATTATGGGAGATAGAAATCCACTATATGTAAAAATAACCGCAAGCTTCACGGAAGTGGAAAAGGATAGATGGCTTGTGGCAGTAGGTCAGCAATCGGCCTCAATGGTGTTGAGGAAGATTATAAGAGAGTATTGCATTGAGCAGGAGACTAAGAAGGAAGAATTAAAGAACCTTAAACTTAGCGATAAGTAAGGCTTATGCTGGTTGGTGTAAGTGCGAATAAATAGCACCTTGGGTAACAGGCTGACTCATAATCGGCAGATGGAGGTTCGAGTCCTTCACCAGCAACTTAATCAGGTAGCCTAATTGGTAAGGCACATACAACGAGAGTTTGCGTAACTCGCCCGAAAAGTAAGTTGTATGGTGGCATAAATGCAGGTTCGAATCCTGTCCTGATTGCTAAATAATTAAACAATGGCAGACATAGCAATGTGTGAAGGCACTAATTGTCCAATCAAAGAGCAATGTGAGAGATTTACTGCTAAACCTAATGAGTTCCGGCAGTCTTACTTTGTCAATGTTCCTGGCAAGCTTGATGATGGCAAATTTAGCTGTGAGATGTTTTATGGAAACGAAACGGACAGCAATTGAATGGGAAAAGCAATATTTAAATTAAATAGCGGTCTTGGCGCATTACTATGTTCTAAGTGTATGATTATTATTAAAATAGGACAAGAATTTACTCCTGATGAAGTTAAAGCTATTAAAGGAGAAATAAAATTATCATCACAGTATTGTAATAAATGTCAACTTAAATTAAAGAAATGCAAAGGACTCAGCTTCAAGAACTAATTGACTGGATAATTGAACATGAAGGTCATATTGATTGCAATGATGTCTTAATTAAGGCTGAACTAATCAATATGAGGGCAAGACCTAAAGTAGCAGGCTACTTGTACAATGGAAAACTTTACAATTCAATTGATGAATTTAGGCTTGCAACTATGAATGAAGTTGATGAGCCTAAACGATTATATTATTCTTGGTAAATATGGGAGCATCAATTTAACAAGTTGTTGATTCCAACGAGCTGTTAAGGTCTTACAAAGCCCTGCTGGATAAGTCCGGCATTATCACAATTAAAGCAAAGACCTTCTCCTCTAAGGTTTAACTGTCTTGCCCAAATTGCAAGGCTCTGATTATATCCATCAAGGAAGGTAGCCATAGCCCTCTCGGTGAACTCTCTATTTCCTTGGCTGAAATAGTTAGCCCTTGGTGATGCAACCTTAGCCCAAAGGATTTGATAGCATAAAAGATTAGCCCAAGCATCAACGAGAAACTCTTTCTGCTGGCAGATAAAGCTATCAAGTGAGCAGAGCAATTGAGCATCCATATAAACACCTGATTGGCTATTGTCCTGACTCCAACTATCTCCAAAGCCATAACCTAATGGAGCAGTCACAGGGAAGATGCTCCAGCCATTGCGCCATAGGTAAGTGAAACGAGTAGCACACTCAAGCTCCATCTGATTCCAGCCCCAATCCACAAACATGCCTGTTGTTGTTTCCAAATTAGTGCAATCAACAGCAGCCATGATGTTAATCTTATCAAAGTCTGAGTAAAACTCATTATTAATTGGCACATAGTTCATGCCTGGCGCAAGGTCATAAGTGCCTTGGTCTAATATGCTTCCATCTTGAGTTTGATAAATGAACCAGGGACAATTTGTCACGGTTTGACTTCCTGCATTGTAGACAAGCAGTTGCTTGATGCGGAGGCTTAAATACTTACTCCCTTGAATGCTTACAAATGCTCCCTTTAGTATAGCTTCTTGAGGAACAGTCTGAATCTGTTGCCACTGCTGAACGAAGTTCTTGCTGGTCTGAAACAGCACTTGATCAAGTTGCGCCTCTGCGGATTGAAATAAGGCTAATTGAATGTCTCTTTTAATTCTTAAATAAGACACAGCCTGTGCAGAGTTCCACATGCCAATATAAGAGGCTTGCTCCGGAGTGGCTATCTTCTCCATGAGTTCAGAACTCATGCCAGGATAATCATTGATATATATTCCCGACAGTGGTGCATCAGCTGTGCAACCTTGTAGACCGATGTAATTTTGCAAGCAATTCATGAATGCAAGTTAGTTAGGTTTCTTGAGAAATTGCAGGAGTTGTGATTCTGAATATCTTATTGGTCAATGCTACCCAAGCACCGAGTACTTGACCAAGTATGAACATCAGCACGCTGTCAGATGCACTTACTTTCTCTACTTGGTATAAGTACCCAGTGCCAAGGAGCATGCCTACAAGCACAACAGATGTGCAAGTGTAGGCATACACTTGCATTCTCTTTGAGTAGATATTCGAATTCAAATACCCGGGAATAGACCTTTGATTAGGCCTCCCACGAACTTGCCTCTTCGCTCCGCTTTGTCTGCTTTTTGTGCCTTCGCTTGGTTGCATGAGTCCAAATATAAGACAGTCTTAGCCAATGCTTGATTCTGCTTGTGAACAGTGTCCACCCTCTGATTAATCATTGCCAAGTCAATGCCTGAAGTAATGCAACTCTTTGCGAGGTACTGAACATCATCACTAATTTTCGACTCAACATCATAGGCATGGTATCTATCGTATGCCATGTAAATCATAAAAAAAGCAAAGAGCCAAATAGTTTCAATCTTCTTCATTTTAGTAATTTTTTTAGTTCAATAAATATTTTTCGATAACCTGTAATCTTAATAGGTTCACCATCCTGATAGATGGTCACATGCTTGCTCAATTTATGGTGTAAATCCCAAATCACATTTCCAAATCTTAGGACAAGAAGCCAAAGCCATCCATGATTATACATGTACTTCTCAATGTCGGAGAAGTTGCTTGTGTTTAGGTCAGCAATCTTAGTGAGCATAATTGCCCCATAAGCAGGCAAGTCAAATCCAAACTTAACCAGCTCTTCTCTTAATTCAGTTGTCATTTATTAGTATGTCCAAATAACATTGGCAGGCTTTGAAGGGTCACAATCAGCATGAATAAAGCCACTTGAAACCCCTATGCGATTTATACCGGATTTAAGAAGAGCATTAATTATGATGAATCTCTTAGCCCCATCTTTACAAGCAATGTCTGCTGCCCATCCCTCAGTATGACTGCTGGAATCAACACCTCCAACCTTAGCATTATGAGCAACTGTCCTAAATCCTGAGTTGATTCCAAAAGGAATATTGGCAATTGACCGAGCATTGTCAAGCCTTTGCAGAAATTCAGGCTTCATCTTAACACCTGAGCCTGGTGCATCAGGAGAGTCAAACTCTGAAAGTGTAAAGTGCTTTAATTGCATTGTGTAAAGTTATCAATTCCTTTTGAATTTCTTGGCAGCACTTTTAACAGACTTCTTTCCAAAGGTGATTTTAATAGGCGAATTACCAGCAGTTTTTGCTTTTTTCATACCCAAATATCAGATTTTATGCCTTATTATTGCAAACTGGTTTATGAAGTGTCGATCAACTTTACAGATAGAGAAATCAAGTTTCTCAAAGTATTAGCATCGGGCAGACATTATCTAAAAGATATAGTCAAACCTAACAGACAATCTGTTTCAAGATGGGGCAACACCCAAGAACAAGCTGACATGCTTGGTGTCATGGGTGAGTATGCTGTCGCTAAATACCTTGGCTTACCTTTTGATACAAGCATAAACCTACAAGGTGATGGAGGAGAGACTGACATTTACTTAGGCAAGCTAAATGTGCAAGTCAAGTCCACAAAGTATAAGACCGGAAGGCTTGTCTTTAACAATAAGAATGAAATGGCTGCTGACTTATTTGTCTTATGCTACTGCTCAGAGCCTGACTTATTAGTGCAGATATTAGGCTATATCAATAAGGAGCTGATTCATTCGGTTTCTGAGGTAAAAAACCTTGGACATGGGCTTAGAATTATAGTAGAGCAGAAGCATCTACTTCCAATCTCTGACTTGCTAAATTATGACAAGTCACTATGAGGCTTCTTGCTGTGCTTGCATTGTGCATACTGTTAAGCAGTTGCTACAAGAGATTCAAGTATAATGCAACTTTTGGAAGATGGGAGACTCATGTAGGCAGAGGCAGGCCATTCAGAAGTAAAAAGCATCCTACTAAGGCAAAGCATGTGCCTGTGCCTCTTTATAATAATATTAAGTTTGATTAATTACTTAACTCCTGTTCTGCCAGCCTCCTTGGCTGAATCATATTGCTCTTGGCTAACAGGCCACAGCTGATGCCTGCAATTATATCCACCTCTGTAGATAAAGATTGTGTTGGCATTAGTGCCTGCCATCCTTCCTTGCCATCCTTTAAGGCTTGCCCATTGCTTAACCTGGTCAGTGGTGAAGAATCTGCCTGTCCTTGCTGAGCAGAATGGCCTTGTGTCCTCTATGATTGTTCCGGCATAGAGATAGAACTCAACACCTAAGTCCTCACTTACTGTCTGAATGTACTCTGCATTAAAGGCCATTACAGAGTCATTGGTTGTCTGCTTGATGTATCTGTTCAAAAATGGCAATTCATCCGGTGTGCCTTCTATAAACTGCCTCAGAGTCTTGTTAAGTTCTGCCCTGTTGCTTACTCCGGCAATGTTGCTCTTTAGCACTTCCTGAATGGCATTGCCAAAGTTGTTTCTAATCCCTCCTCCTATAAGAGCATCCTTAGTAACCTCAATATTAGTCTCAAGAATGGCTTTATAAAGTTCAGTTTTCGGGGAAAAGTCATCAAGTATTAAACTTAAATATTCATTTGAAGCCTCAGCAAGTGCCTTATAGCCATTGATGACAGCCACAACCTCTGTCTGATAAGCCGAATTGTTTACAATAGTATCAGCAATGTCCTTCTTAAGCTTGACCATCTCTCTCAATGTCTTAGCCCGGTCTTTTGGATTAAGACTTAATTCAGAGGCTAAGTCTATTACTTCATTGCTTAGACTTTTAAAAACCTTTGGCAAAGCATCAGCCATCCCAGTCTCAATGTCCAGCTGAATTTGCTGAATCTTCCTGATGATGGCTAACTGCTTGTCTGTAGGCATTACATTCCTTGAGGCATAATTGGAACAACACCTGACTTAATTGTAGAAACCTTAGCTGCTGCCATTGCCTCTACTTGCACTCTTTGAGCCTGAATAGGCAAGTCATACCACATAGCATTCTCATCCACTAATTGCATCACAAATGCAGGAAGGTTAGCACTCAAGACATAATCCTGAAGTGAGCATCCTTGGCTATTAAGCAGAAGTGTCTTCTCATCAATTGTCTTATATGGCAATGGATCAAGTTGCTTTAGAATCTTAAGATAAGCCTGCTGTATTGAGTTCTCACCATAAAGTTTCTCCACATAATCATTCTCAATGCCTGAGATGATAAGTGGGTCAAAGTTTCCTTGTCTTGCCTTTGTCAGCATCTCACCAATCATGTCAGTGGTCATCACATCAAAGTCAGTAGGCACAGTAATCTGAGGCAAAGCTGCTTTAACCTTGTCGCTGTCCATCAGAGAGGAAGCAAAGAGGCTATTATACCTTTGGTATAGAATGTGAAAGCAAACCTTAGTATAAACCTGAGCCAAGTGAACAGTAACTGAGTAGCAGAAGGTGTTTAGTTCCTTTCTGTCATACTCTTTTGCAATCCCTGATTGAGCAGCAGGAATCTGACCAAGCAATTCAAGACCAATAGCCTTAAAGCCTTGGAATTCTTTTTGAATGATGTCCTCCTGAAATAGTCTAACTGTCTCAGTAGGTCTCTCAATGTAACCAGCAGGAGGCACTGGTGGAACAATTGGATTAGGATTAACAGCAGAAACTCTGTCAATGTTTATTTCCATCAATCCGAATGGACTACTTGAGGCTCTCCCTGAGCCTTGGCAATCATTGCAGCCTACTCTCTCCTCCTTTCTGTTTGTCCTCTGTCCTGTGCCATTGCATGTCTTACAAGGGCTCATCTTCAATGCCCACTTCTGAGGCAATGCATGAGTAGCCCAAAGGATATTTAAATCATCTGTCCGAAATAGTACTTCATTCCAAGCAGGCAAGCAAGGAGCAAGCACTGAATCAAAAACCAAATGACCATCTTCCTCCTCATAAATAACGCTTCCCACCTTAACCACAGGGAGGTAGGAGAATTGATAAGGGAGAATAAAAATTTGGAAAGGATTGTCATAAGTATATTCATTGACTTGCCTAAAGAGGACTAAGCCTTCCATTGTGATGCATAAGAACTGATCCCATTTCTTGCGGTTCATGTCCTCATAATACTCAGCCTTAATAATGACAAAAGTCTCTTCCTCAAATATTAAATCCTCCGAGAAGATTGTCTGTGGGTAAGGCCTTAACCAATCTAAAGTGGTAACCCCTGCTGGATTCTTGACAAAATCTTCATAGTATGGCAACACTGCCACAATTGCATTGGAGTCTTGCAGATAGGTCTTAAGAAAGACATTGAAAGACCAAGTTTCAAGACTGCCGAACTTAGGCAGAGCATTCTCAACATAGAATTGCAAGGTATTATCCTGCAAGCCTATTCTCTCAGCTACTCCAGTCTTTTTGAAATCAGATTCAAATGTAATCTTGAAATCATCAGCCTGCTGAATCTTCTGTAAGAAGTTAAAGACTCTTCCTGTTGCTGTGGTTGTTGGTGCTTGCCATCTGCGTCTTCTATAGTCCTTCATCCAAGGCTCTTCACTCGGATGTTGAGTAAGGAGGAGCTTAGTTGGATACTCATTCTCAAAATGGTACTCCAGCTCTTCTGCCTTTTCCCTCGCACATTCAATGTACTCAAGTTTGCCCTCACGGATTTGTCTATCCATGAGGGTTGAAAATAGTTGTCCAATAAGCTCCTCCATCCCTAATTAATTAGTCGCATAGAACATTAAGAGTGATTGTCTCCTGACCAAATACACAACCATACTCATTTGTCACAGTTACAAGGAAGATGTATGTGCCATCAACAATTGGAGACCAAGTAATAACTCCAGTAGTTGAATCAATCACGAGGCTAATATCGCCAATCGGATCACTTCCAGCTCCTTCTTCAATTGACCAGCTTTGTGCAGGTGCGCCTGAGATAGCCCCAATGTTCAGAACTGCTGAAAAAGTAACAGTCTGTGGGTCTGTGCATCCACTTGTAATAGTGTTGCCAATGTAAGTGCTACCTGATCCTCCTGTAAAGCTGATAATGTAATACAAGCCCTCAAGGAAGGTGTCAGTGTCAAACTCATAAGGCAAAGGATTGACTTTAGAAACCCAGTTCACAGTCACCTCAGCCATCTGATAGGTGTTCAGCTCTGCTGTGATGATTGGGTCACCAATTACAGTCACATAATAACCTGAAGCATCCCAAATACGATTCGGAGTGAAGTAGTAGAAGTCATAATTCTGAGCCGATGCGAGAATGTCATTGTAGAACTGAACATTGTTCTGCACTACTCCCTGCATGTCCTGATAGGTTAGGGTATGAGTCTTAGCAAGAGCCTTGGTGTTCTGCATGCCTCGGCCTGCTGTTGTTGCAGTGTCAGGCTTAGGCTTCTCTCCTGATGTGTTTAGCACAAGGTAGCCCTCGCCATCAAGGTATCTTGAATAGAGAGCAGCAATCCATGAATCAGCAGTAGCTTTTTCTACGGATGTGAGTGCAGATGACTTCTTAATGTAGGCAACTGCGACAATTTTATTTTGGAATTCAGGATCACACAGAAAATTCTGATAGCATCCTACATCCGGACAGGTTAATGAAAATATTGACATTTTGTTAGCAAGTTAAACAACTTGAGTTTTTTGGCTGAAAGCCTTGAACGAGTGCCGAAAACTTGACCTGAGCCAAGGTTTCAAATGATGACTGTGTCGTGAAATCTTGAATGGTGGCAACATCCAAGTCTCCCTTCACAAATATGGACTTATTGTTCCAAACTAAAAACGGATGGCGAGTGGCATCGACAAGCGCAAACTGAGTCTGTTCATCAATAAAATCCGTATGCAAATCTAATGATAAATCTTGCTTGTTTTGTGGCCTTCTGTGAACTCCATTGGATTGCCTGTAAACATTCTCCTCAATTACTGGCTTAGCCCCTCCACCATTTAGGCCAAGTCTTACTCTTTGCTTCCATCCATTAAAGTATTCAAAGCCCTGAGCAATTGAATTATCATTAGCCCAAAACTCAAGCATGGTAGAGAAGCAGTCAGAGCCATCAATGTTAATGATGTTGCTAAGGGAGTAGAGTGAATAGGCATCCAAGTCCACCACCTCACAAGTACAGAGCTGAGTTTCTGTTGCAAAAATTAAATCTTCAATACTATCATCCTCATTAAGCACTAAATGCCTAAAACTAAACTCTTGATTGCATGGCACTGTTACTGTCCAGTTATAGGTTAAATAAGCAGTCTCTTCATCATAAGTGGCAACCATGCCCGGGATGCCATTTGCGAAGTCTATAATTTGGGCAAGGTCAAAACCCGTTGCTGGAGGAGAAGTAGATGGGATTTGCTGACTGTAAATCTGCGACAGTGTACTTCCATCCCATAATGCAAACCCTAAAAAATTTGGGGAATATGTATTTATTGAGTCTACATAAGCTTCGGGGCTGTCAATAATATACTCAAATGTCAATTCACAAGTATTAGATCCACCTGTTTCCTGAAGGTTGTAAATCCCAAGCCTATAACACCCCGAAGCAACTGCTGGAATTAATGATGTAGCCTGAAATTGCTGAGGCTCACAGCAGAGAGATTTAATGTAGCTTAAAAAAAATGTAGCTTCTCCTACTATTGATTTAGCCTGAATTGATGGATATTGACTTGCTAAGTAATTGCAGAACTTAAGCTCTACCACTTCACTGCCTGAGAAGCTTACAGCGCTTCCTGTAACCTCTATGCCAGCAGGCCAAGACAAGGCTGCAACTGCATCAATGAAGTCCTGCTTGTCATAGGTTGTAACTGTTCCGGCTGGAAGAGTTGCTGCTATTGCTCCTATTTGCCCTGCTGTTTCTGTTCCTGCTGTTAAGCCCGAGTAGTTAGCTGTCTGATTGCTAAAGAAGAATTGAAGTGGAGTGGTTACTAAGTAAGTGTCTACAAAGCTTACCCAATCATCAAAGGCTGGTGTAGAGCCATCAACTATTACATAGGGTAGATAGGCCTCAAAGCAGCAGTTTCTGACCGCCTCACCTAATTGCTGAATGAATTGCCCATCCTGAGTGAACAAGCCTACTGAGGCTGTTGTAAGGCCTGTAAGATTGCCTGAATCAGATGGCACATTGAATTGCCAATTGTCTCCTGGTATTGCAGGCATGGCATAGAACTCAGGACTCTCATAGCATCCAGCATTGAAGTCTACAAATTCCATGTCATACCAATCACCAAATAACCACTGATAGCTTGCCAATGGCAAGTAAGGCAATTGAGTTGTTGATGAGTAGTCAATGAAGTAATTGACATCATTAGTGCCTGAATCATCAATAAACCTCTGCCAAAGCCAAGTGGTATCAAGCCTGCCAATCATTAACAAGCTTCTATCATCTCGGTAAAGTTGTAAGTATAGCCTATCATAAGTTCCTGCAACTATTGAAGCAGTATAACCCCAGCCATCAGGCAGAGAGAATGTAAGAAAGTAGTTTCTTACTTCGATTGCAACAGTATTGGTAAAAGAGAAGCTAATAACCTTTTCCATCAGGCTTATGCAATACCTATCCTCAGCAGTCTGAGCAGCCAAACTGAATGTCCTTGCGTTCTGCTTTGGCAATGTATCGGCAGGAAGTCTTGTGGCATTCCCTGAAGAATCAAGCTGCCAGTTCTTGCCTCTTGCCAATCCACTTGTGGCAATGTTAGTGCCTGAGTTGAATGAGTAAGTCATGGGGAAGAAAGCAGAGCCATTCTGCTCAACAATCTGCAATGCCCTATCAACCTCGGCCTCAACTGGAATGGCTGAGTTGTCAAATGTGCCTGAGTAACTGCCCGGAGTAAATGCACTTAATGTTGCATTGATAACTACATTTGTTGTAGGATTGTATTGACCAGAAATTAATAATTGCTGAGAATTATCAATTGCATAGAGACTACTATTTCTCACATAAATGTAATAATCCACAAATGGTGGATCAGGAGCAGTAGTAGATACTATTTTGAAATCCCCAAAGTATGGGAAGGTATTATAAACATCCAATTGACTTTGAACTCCTGCAATCAATTCACTTATGGTCTTGCCAGTAAAAAAGCCTGGTAGCCATGCCCCAAGAGTGGATTCTACTTCATTAAGCAGATTGGAAGTGATTTGGTTATCCGGATAGAACCCGGCATTCCATGCAGGCTGAAATCGGTAGAATGAATTAGGCATTGAGTGTGTCAATTATCATTTGAGCAGAGGTCTGAAGGACTCCGTTGATGGTAGTTTCGTTAGCTAAGAATAAAACCCAAAAATTATTGTCATCATTTACAAGTCTTACATTCGCATTAACATTACCATCTTGATAAGAATCAATAACTTGAAATAAGTTGCCATTCCAACTCAATAGGCTATTTGTAAAAATTAATTCTATCATAGAGGAGTTATAATTAATTGTAAAAATGTTTTAGTTCTTGGACTAGCTACTGCGCCTGAAACAATTAAATACTGATTTTGTGTCCAGTCTATTGTTGTAAGTGTCTGTGTTGGAGTTACATATGAAGCAATTGACCCATATCTAGTATAAGTTGATCCTGAAAATGTATCAATTGAAAATTTCCCTGAGAAATTTGGATATATTACACCTGAACCTTCAGACGAGGAAAAAATTGATGATGAACCACTAATTGAAGCAGAAGTATTAATTCTCAAATTTGTTGCAGTAGCACCTGCATTACTTCCACTTGGAATTATCATAGCAATAGAAATTGTAAAGCTATCTCCAGATGTAAAGGTATTTGCAGGAATTAAAAGTGACTGAATTAAAACTTCTGTTGCACTTGTTGTACTTGCTTGAGTTGTAGTTCTAAGAAATTTACCTGGACTTATTGGAGTTACATTAGTCCAAGTTGTACTTCCTGATCCATTTGTTGTAAGAGCATAACCAGCAGTTCCTCCTGAGTTTGGTAAAGTTAAATCCCAATCAGAACCCATTGCCTGAGACTTTATAGCTACATAATTGCTTCCACTTACTGAAGGCTCAAGAAGCCTTATCTCTCCTGCACTTGTGCCATTGCCAAAGGTTGCTATCCCAGTTACTGCCGGAGTCGTGATGGCAGGGGTTGTTAATGATGGAGATGTTAGTGTCTTATTGGTAAGTGTTTGAGTTAATGTGTCAAGGACTACATTACCACTTGCATCAGGCAGAGTAATAGTTCTATCAGCAGTTGGAGCAGTTAATTGAATGTAAGTCTCATTGGCATCGGTTTCAGACCTAAACCCTAATGCTCTTGTGGCAGACTGCCAAAACATTGTCAGGTAATTATTGATACCAGTAGGCGCAGTACTTGCATTGTGCATGTGGAAGTGACCAGTAGTATTGCTATCTCCAATTTTAGGAGTATGAGCCACAACAAAGCCAGTTGCATATTTTAATTCCGCAGCTCCGGCAAAAGAGCCTCCACTTTTATATTGGAATTCTCCGTTTGCTCCTCCTGGAGTACCTCCTCCTCCAGTGCCATTGGAAGCAGCAGTAATTCTGCCTTGGGCATCTACTGTTATGTCTGCATTGGTATAGCTATTCGGAGTTACGGCTGTGTTGGCAAGGTCAATAGTTCCTGATGAAGTTATTGTGCCTCCACTTAATCCAGTGCCTGCCGTTATGCTTGTTACCGTTCCCACTGCTACATTGCCTGAGCCAAGTAATGATGTTGAATTGACAGTCTTAATGTTAGTGCCACTTATCAAAGCATCCTGCTTTCCTGCAAATGTGCTAAAATCAGCATTGTCCAAATAGCCATCAACGGATGCAGTTGCTTGTGGAATGCTTATGTCAGGTGTTGCGCCTCCTGATGATAATAATGGAGTTGTTGCTGTTACAGATGTAACCCCTCCAGCAGTGCCACTGCTTGCAGAAGTAATTCTGCCTTGGGCATCAACCGTGATATCTGCATTAGTATAAGGACCAGCACTTACAGCTGTGTTGGCAAGATTTAAAGTTACCCCTCCACTTGTACCTCCTCCCGATAAACCAGTTCCAGCAGTTACTCCGGTTATTGTTCCTGCACCTATTCCTGCACCGACAAAGTAGCCAACAATCCTCCAATTTCCTGAGCCTTCAGAGACAATCATGCAGCAGTCTCCTGCTACTACTGTCTTATTAGTTCCTCCCGGGATTATTAGGCTTGTCAAATTATAGGTCAAGGTCGCAGCAGCTTCAAACATTAAGATGAACCTTGCGCCTGCCGGACAAGTGCCAAAGGAATTGATTGTTCCTGTGCCTGAAATGTGCAAATAGTTTCCGGTTGCAGCATTTAGGTCTACTGTTGCTCCTGCTGCTAATGTTGATCCTTGATTTTCAAAGATTGCATTCTCAAGAGTTGATTTGTCCTTTTGAGTTACAAAGCTTGTAGTGCCATCGTCAAGCCAAGACCTTAAATCGGCAGGAGAAATTAGTTGGCTATTGTTGTCGGGGAAGAGTGTTGCACTCTCGGTGATTAGATTGGCTCTGTTGTAATTAGTAGGCATTAATCTCCAATTTGATAACCATCATCAAAGCCTGTGTCAAATGCTGCGCCTGTTGCTGCAAGTTGATTAGCCTGAAGAAGTGTGAACTTAGTAGTACCTCCGGAAGCATCCTCAGGTTGATTGGTGGCCTCAGTGATAAATCCCTGAATATCCAAACTGCCTGAAGTGAGCCTGACTTTCCGGTATTGCTCATCTTGGCTCAAAGTTAAGAAATCGCAGAGACTTTGCGGATAACTAAATTCAACACCGATAGGCTTGAATAAATAAACTACCTCTGATGGCCTGATAAATGTTGGATCAATGTTTCCATTCTCAAAAAGTGTGCATTCATCACAATACTGCTGGCATGGCTCAAGAGCATCTGAAATGTAACTGCTATAAGTTGTTTGATATTCTCCAACCTGAAACTGAAGCTTCGGATTAGTAACGCCATAGGTGTGCATGCCAAGAACCTTCCACCATCTAAGTGCAATCCTTGCCGGAGTATGGAAAATGTTGTAAAGGTTATTTAAAGGACTACTTGAAAAGTTAATCAAATTACTTGGCAGGCTAACAGTTCCAGGAAGGAATGTAACTGCCCCAGTTGCTTGTGGTAAATTAAAGGCACTGTCTTGGACAGTTGCTAATTCAATGGTTTGTCTGTTAAGCCAAATAATAAATGTCTCATAGTCATTAGGCCTATCTGATGTAGCACCTCCGAAACTAATGTCTGATAACCTCCTGCTAAATTCAATTGCATAACCTTCACCTATTATCTCCGTCCTGATGTCAAGCTTGCCTGATGAGTTTTCGGCCATTGCCCTATTATTAACAAAATAATTCCTATCGGTGTGAATTGCAAAAGTTCCTGATAGTTGGATGTTCTTCCATTTTTCCGTAAATCCCAACTGGATAGCATTAGCAAGCATATCAACCTTAGCCATTGATGTCACCTCTCCAATGTTGTTAAAGGTTTGGCTGATGATATTCTGATAAAAATATTCTCTTGGCTCAACTCTAATCTTCCATTCTGTCCCAGTCCATTCAAATGCCCATCCGAGGCAGAAGATTCTATCAAGTGCCTCAAAAGTCTTTTTCCATGTTGTGGATAAAGCACTTAGCCCTTCTTGATTTTCTCCTTGTCTTATTCTTATGCCATTGGTCAAGGCATTATTCCAATAGCAACCGCCATCAGCCTCACTAAACACATCTGATAGCAACTTATTATTGCTACCAGTCATCATGTAGATTGCTCTCTTAAGCCATTGCTCAATTGTTAAGCAGTTGGCAGTTGAGGCATATTCTCCTGAGTTGATTTCGTTTAAGTTTATAGTGTAGCCTTTTTCAATATCAACAGTAACAGCAGCAGTGACTGTACTATATGTGTTTTGGATAAAGAAAAGAGAGATGGTATAGCCAACAGGAATAGAAATTGAGCCTGTATAGGTATTGGTTATATTAAATACCTGAAGTGGAAGCAAATCAACTATTTCAAGGTTTGTGAAGCTTACAGCAGTATTCCCATTTAACAATACAAAAGCTAAAGCCTCTTGAATGTTTCCTCCGCTATCATTACTTGTAAGAGTGAAATCAATGGTTACCTCATAGGTTAAGGTTCTTGTAATTGTGCTATTGTTTTTAAAAATAGGAGTGGTTTCCCAGTTAGCCCCTGTAACAAAGATTACATTAGTATCAAATGCACTTCCATAATTATTAGTAAAGTCCTTCTGCTGCCAATAAGTTGGCACAACAGCAAACCTCTGAGCAATTGCACCAAGTGGGCCATTGTAAGTGTAGGTAGAACTATCTGCTAAATTCTTGCCATTGGATTGAAGATATAGGTCTTGCCTGTGCAGTCTTATTTCTTTTTCGGTCAAAGCAGCAATAGAATCACCATTTAGGTCTTTAATTGCTGTTAGGTCAATGTCTACATCCTGCCGAGCCTTAAACTGCTCCCTGAATGAGTCATCAATAATGCCAACAGTTATCTCCCAGCTATCTGTGTCGCATACATTATGCTCTTGATAAATGGCAAGGTTAAGCATGCCATCAAATTGATAAGGCTGACCATTGTAGCCTACATCTGAAGTAATTTGGATGGTTATTTCGGCATTAATAAAGTATTGGTCATAAAGAGCCTTAATTAAAGTAGCTCCTCTCTCATAGAATCGCATCTCTGTGGAGAATGGCTGATCTATGCCATGTGATTCCATCCTGATGGCTGTGAACTCAATGGCATCCCAGCCAATAGGTTCTTCTACCTCAGTGTTATTAAGAAAAAAACTCCATCCTGCCATGGTTCAAATTTAGGCAAAAAAAAGGGATAGCAATGCTACCCCTCTTTCCTCTATCTAAACCAAACATTAATTCTCTGACCTAAACCTATTGTTAAGAATCTTAGTTGTCCTTCTTGGTGTTCTAATGAACTTCTCAAAGCCTCTCTCGTCCATGTTGAGCTGAGTGATGGGCAATCCTTTTAGGATGCTTCCAAGCTCATCCAGTTTGCCAATCATTGGGCTACTACTGCTTGCCTGTCTGCCCGATTGCATACTGCCCCAATAAACCTCCTGCCTACTTAGTGCATGATTAGGAATTACTTGAGAGCCTTTAGGTAAGTCCATCAGAGTAGCAGTTGGTGGAGTGAAGTAGACCTTACCGGATTCAGTAACTACTTTCTCAACACCTCTTTCTCCAACCATTGCCTTACCTCCTTTGAATGGCTTGCCTTTAGTTCCTTCTGCGAACTCAGGAACAGGCTGAGCTGCAATAAGTCCAAGTTGAGCTGCTGCAATAAAGCCTGCAAGTACTGCTGCTGGAGGATTCGAAACAGCATATTTCATAACCTCTTGAGCCAACTGAAACATTACTCTTGCAGCAGCAGCTGCTTGATCTGCTCTGAACTGCTTTAATTTTAACTCCTTCTCTTTTTCATTCTTCTGCTGAGTAAGCTCATCAATCTTTTGTTGATTCCCATCTGCCAGCCTTACTTCTTCATTATACTTTTTATTGAGTAGAGTTATTTCCTTGTTTGTGTATTGCTGGTACAAATCAAATGCCCCAAAAACTAATGTTTGAGTAAGTTCATTTGCTTTTTGCTCCACCTGAGCCTTTCTATCCTCTGCTACTTTTTTTAATCTAACTTCTTCTGCTAATCCTGCCTCATAGTCTTTCTGCCACTTTTTCATTTGGGCAAGTCTCTTGTCATAAAGCTTTTGATCCTCTTCAGCCACAGTATTTTTTACTGTTCTTGTGGTTAGAAGTTCTTTGTCAGCAGCATCCTCATAATCTTTGGCTGCCTTATCCCTTTGAAGTTTGGCAACATTAACCTCATTTTCACCTATGCCTATTGCTTTTTGGCTATATTCTTTCTTAAGATTATAGACTGCCTCTTGGTAAACCTTTTCAGCACCAATTTCACCCAACTTATCATTCCTAATTTGAGCCATCAAGACTTGCTGCTGCTTCTCAAGCTCAAGAATCTTTAGCCTACTTTCATAAGCCTTCTTATCAGCCTTAGCCTGCTCATCAGCAGCTTTCTTTTGCTCAGCCAAAAACTCAGCAGTAACCTTGACAGTCTTTGCGATATTGTCATTCCTAAGCTTTATCTGCTCATTGATGGCAGCATTTTCTCCCTTGTAGACTGCTATTTGCTCAAGGATAGGCTTAAGCCTTTCTTTTTCTAAACGAGTTCTCTCTAATATAAAAGGGATATCAGAAGCACCCTCTTTTTCAATTTTTTTATTAAGCTCAGCCGCTTCTATTTCAAATAACTTTAAATCTTTTAAATTTTTCTTTAAGACATTCTCAAGCATTTGGTCGGTCATTGTCTTAGTTTTAGACTGAAAGCCTTTGAATGCATTAAGTTCTGCCTGCTCAACATCCTGCGCCCCTGTTGTGCCTAACTTAAATAGCTTATTTATGTCATCCATAAAGTCAGCAGTAACTTGAAGTGCTGCTGTTAGTGTAGGTTTTAACAGAGTGCCAATTGAGTTCAAAAAGCTATCCCAAGCATCTCCCAAGTTATTAACCTTACCACCTAAAGTGCCTGAAACAGCAGCGGCAGCACCAGCAACACCTTCATAGTCTCCAAGAGATGTAATATATTGCCTAATTGCCTCATTGTTAAACTTGACCTGTGTTTCTACACCCTTAAAGCTAAACTTAACCTGATCCCCTGATTTGCTTGCCCTAATGCCAAACTCCTTGAGCCTCTCAAACTCTCCAGTCTGAGCATCAATAATTGCTTCAGTCAATTGGTCAAATCCTTTTCCAGTAGAACTTGCTAAATCACCAAGCTTTCTAAGTTGATCGGTAGTAGGTGTAAAACCTTGGTTAGCTAATTTTACAAAGGATGCAGTAAGTTCCTCAACTGCAAAAGGTGTAGTCTTAGCAAACTCTTTGATTCCTTCAAGAGCAAGTGATGCCTGCGCCCCACTGCCCAAAGTATTCTTAAGGACTGCACCAAGCTTCTCAAAGTTAGCAGTAGTATCAAACACAGCCTTAGCAAAGCCAAGCACAGCAGTCACTGTGAATGCTCCTGCAATGGCTGGCCCAAGACCACCTAAGCTCTTACTAAAGCCTCCAACACCTTCTTTGCCCTTATCAAAGGCATTGCTTAGTTTATCTCCTGTCTCGCCTGCCTTCTTTCCTGTGTTGCCTAACTCGGTGTTAAGCTTCTTCATTGAAGCAATAGCATCCTGCTCTTCCTGAGTCAGCTTATCAAAGCTGGTGGCTGCCTTCCTTAGCTCAGAGTCATCAATGACATACTTAATTTTTATATCGTTACTTGAGATTGCCATGTTCTTCTATTTGTCACAAAGTTAATATAAAAAGCCCCCCAATTTGGGAGGCTCTTTGAACTTAAATGAAACACATAAAAAAAAAGTATCTTACTTCTGACTCCTCTTAGACTTCTGCTCAGTTATCCAAGTTGAATAAATCAGATAGTATTCATAGACTGGCCTTTCGACCAGGAATTTAATTCTTTGAGCATCTCCAGCTGCGATTCTAAAGACTTCACTA